CAGTCAGTATTTGGTTTAAATAAAGCGTGTTTAAATACAGATGGGACACCATCATACGTGGCAGTCCTTAAGATGTTGCGCGAGATAAGTACATCTACGGATCTCAAAGAACAGCGGTTAAACAAGTATTTTGATTCTGTAATAACCAACAAGTTTTATGATAACTCTATGTCCTTATTATTTGTCTTTTACCAATACATAGCAAAATTGGATATGGTTGAGAAAAACACGCAATATGCTCATAAAATTAAGCTGAGACTTGAGTTAGTTAAAGAAATAGTAGAAGCAGCTAACCAAACGCAGAAAGTAGACAAGCTTTGTGAATATATAAGAACTATTGATACTGCTGTAGGTATAACCAAGTATGATAGAGATATTTATCATTGGATTCGTGAACTTGATACCTGGGTGGAGGGAGTGCCTGCAGCCTTATATGATAATCCTCAGGATATGACTGATGCGCAAAAGGAGCAATATAGTTTTACTAAGGATATAAAGGTATGGAAGATGTACACTTATGATGACGGACATTCTAGTAGTGGCCAACATTTCGGTGACCACATTGGTTTTGTCAATGGACTTTTCAAGATACCAGCAGACTTATATAAGACTACGACTTCAGATGAATTAATATTAACTCCAGTCAATAGGTTAGTGCCGGATACTGATATAGAGTTAGCAGATTTAAATCGCTACCATGGAGTAATGAACTTGGACGGGTTTACGATGAAGGAAGTAGCCATATTAAATAAAATGATGAATGGTAACTTGCGGAATACACCCTTTCTGATAGATCAGGATATAGATTTAGGTCTATCAGAACAAAAGATTAGGTACATTAAGATCTCAGATGACTTAAATATACAGTTTGACTTTAATGTCACAGAACTCAAAACGGTCCTATTTAAGTATATTAGGAACCATAGAGTACATGAAGATGCTTACGAAGCAAGGCAACAGATGCGGTACTGGCTAGCACAACCGGGTTGTGAGACGGTCGAGGCACACTGGTGGTCACACTTGACACGAAGATTGGTGCTGCCTAGACCAGGTTTCATGCGGGCTGCGGTACCACAAATGCTCGCTGGGGAAGGGGTATCAACGACCTTAGATGCATTGAGCCAATATAAACGTGACACGCATGACTTCTTTTTGCCTGTGTTCGAGTCATTATTTGCCACGACCTGTTGGTATTGGGGTGAATACTTATTGATACACAACACGAAAAACATGTATGGGCTGTTACGTAACCTTAAAACACCAAACAATTACGAGCTACAAGATAGAGAGAGGGCAGATGCACTGTATTCTGCAGTAACAGGTCTGCCTGTTAAGAAATGTTTATATGATCAAGTTTCTACGTTTGTCTTAGGAGGTATTGAGTCGTATTATGGCATAACAGTTAGATTTGGTCGATTGGATCTACCGCATATGGAAGATCTGGGCTACATGCTCGTAAATGGTCGTTTGAACTACGGAAAGGTAGTCACGCCTGGCTGCACACCACTAGTGGTTGGACTATCTGGTAGTTTGATGTTAGGAACGCCCTACGCGGCAGTATTTACTATAAACGCG